ACCTTGCGGAGCACATTGGGCTTTCGGAAAGCGCGATGTCCCTATTCCTTAACGGGAAAATGAACCTGGGACAAAATAAGATAGAAGCCATATTGAAATGTCTCAATATAGGGCTTGTCATAAAAAAATGACCTTATAATATCAAATTACGAAATAAATTTATATATTTGCCACGAATACATAAAATCATGTATTCGTGATTTTTCAATTTTAGGAATGCCTGGGCAGTGATGTTCGGGCATTTTTCATTAAAGGGGCATATCACGGTGATAGTACCGGTGATAATCCCCCTACTTCTTTTTGAGTCCCCATACCACAATATACGCCGCACAAATTATCGCCAATATTATAGCGCATAATCCGGTAGTAACCGCGGTTCCGATAAGCCCTCTATCTACCATCTCCCCCGTGTACAACACCAAAAACAGCTCAAAGAGCATCGCTATAACAAAATACGCTTTCATGATCATTTTCTTATCGCCATGCCTGTAACAAAAAAACCTTCTGATACGGGATTAGTGGTTGTTATCGGCGTTATTGTTAATCCGATGATTCCGTTCGCCTTCCATTTTACAGCCTTTTTATATAACTCTTCTATCGCCCTTTCTGGTGTGCCTTCGATAAACTTACCATATTTTATTTTCGCTTTATCATTGCGATTTACAGGGTAAACATCATCGCCTAATAACTCTTTACCTATTTTTATGCCGACCGCCTCATAACCGCTCACGGAGCGAGCCGATACGCTTCCGATAGGAATATATTCAAAACTAACAGAGTTAGATTCAGTGATGAAAAATCCCTTTTCGGCATACTTTGAATAGTCGATCATCCCTGCATCTTGGATATATGGATATTTAATTGCAGAACACCCACATATACCTACTAACACTAATAACATAGTAAAAATCTTGATACGTTTCATATTTAATTATTATTTTAATACACCTTTATCTGTAACGATTAATCAAATTGTATGTTCACGCGGCCTCTAAATCGCCCTTCGCCATCTTCATCTTCATCATCTTCATCTTTCCATATTGCACCAAACGCCCTCACACTTCCACCATGTTTCAAGATATATTCATGGAGCGAATAATTACCACCAGGAGCATATCCCACAAGAACACCCCTTTCATTATAAACTGAAACCGCATATTTGTCATATTGATTATCTGATTCCGCCATGGCATACCCATAAAACAGTCCCATATCGCGATTGGACAGTTTCCTGTAATATATGCCTTTTAATTCAAGGTTTTCGTAGCCGTCCACTGTCTTGTATGGATTGTAATATCTGGCCTTATGTTTTCGCTTGGAATTATCATGAATGATTAAATACAGCAATACCTTGGCTGAAAAAAACAGGATTGCAAAAACCGCGACTAATACTATTAGAGACATGATCTTTTATTATTTATATAAGTTTAACAATATCCAAACTATAAATTTTAATTCTCCCATTGATTACAGATAAACAAAGAAATAAAAATATCACGAATCAAACAATACCTCAATGAACATTTTTGAGATAAGATAGACAATAGTCACATTACTGTTTGGATTTACGAGGTTTACGGGATTTGAATACATAATCCAAGACCGATTTATTGACCTCATTGATAATCGAAAAATCCTTTTTTATATACAAGTCTGTAACAGACAATCTTTTATCTATATGATTAAGAGCCTCATCTATGGTCGATTTGTCCGTCTTCAAATCGTTCCGGGCTATTGTTGCCCAGGAATGCCGGGCTGCATAAAATTTAAGGTCGGGAATGCCAGCCTTTTTCCCTACAGCCTTCAACCCTTTGTTCAAAGCCGCATTAAATGTCGATTGATCTGCATACATCTGATAAAAGCGAAAAACCCTTTTCCCTGTTTTATCCATGTATTTTTTAAATATAGGTAATATATGGGGGTGCACCTTTATTTGGATTCTTGCCTTATCGCTTCGGCGATCCTTCGTTTTAGTCCGGCAATATACAATTTCGTCGTTCCCGTAAATCTCCGCATTATATAAATCAACAGAGTTAGTGCCTATAAGGCTAAATGACAGGATAAAGCAATCCTTTGCCAAATTATAACGATTCTCTTTATCTTTCCCGCGCGAAGTGGCATCGTACGGAAGTTCTATTATCTTTCGGATAAGCTCCGCACTTATAGCCTTCTTTTCCGCTACATTCTGACGGGGTACTTTATACCGTGAAAATGGCGAATAAGGGATCAATATCCTTTTTGCGTCTTCATCATTGTATTTTTGCTTAGCGTAAGAATAAACATGCCTCATGCTACCAAGATACAAGGACACCGCACGTCCTTTCCCAAGAGATGCAGCATATTTTTCCAAGAAAGGGACCGTTATCTCCGAAATATCCAGGCTGTTTCTTCCAAGGAATTTAACGAGTGAATTTAGTGCCGATTTATAATTCCTCAACCCTTTCTTGTCCGGATTCTCATTTATGTAATCCTGAAACACTTTCAAGAAGTCAATAGAGACTACCTCCGGTTCGCATAGATATCTTGCCAGTTTATCAATAGACATGTTGTTTATTGCAATAGATAGTTCATTGGACTTTTTCCTGTATCGCATTATTAAACCGTCTATCTGATCCAGTATTTTTTGGTTTTTGATTTTGCCGGATCGTGTCATATCATCCTTGGTTATGTAAATGCCGGTCGGCAATCTCTTCAACTGCCTGTTATGAGTGACAAGTATCTTTATATTAAAAGTCCCGTCTTTCCGTTGCTTCTGCACTTCTGCTTTAAATGTTGCCATATCCTTATTCTTTTTTTGCGAAACAATTGCGAAACAATTGCGAAACAAATGTAGCGATTTTGAGCAAAAGTGAACAAAATAAAAGCCGTAAATCTATAAAAGAAATACGGCTTAAATGTCTAAAACATTGATTTTTAAACCTGTGACCAGGGTGGGATTCAAACCCACGACCTTCAGAACCGGAATCTAATTTACAAAACATCCTAATCAGCTATTATATTGAATATTACAAATTAGCGTAAAACCCGTTTGCGAAACAATTGCGAAACTTTTGTTCCATCTTAGCATATTTCGGGGTTTTTATTGGCAATTGCTAATTGCATTTACCGAAGCAAAACACTATAGGCCCTCCAGCCATTTTTTACCTGACTTAGTGTTGGTCCATATCAATATGCCACCCACTACAACTATTCCGACCGTGAATATAAATCCTAAAGCATCCATCATTATTATTTTAATATTTTGTATCCTGAATTTGCTTCCTTCTTTAATCTCCTTATACATTATTAAAGATAGTGGCTTCTCCTATAGAAGAGCCTGTTTACCCCCCCCCCATTAACTTTACTTAACATATCAACAACCCTACATTCCATTTGCAGCATCTTTCCTTCGGCATTATCCGTGTTTTTGCGTGTCCTTGCTTCTTCCAAAAGAATATTCATTCCAGACATCAAGTTCTTTTCTTTACTTATAGACAAGGCTAACTCTCTAAGGATTGCGTCTATTTTAAGCTCGATTACGACGAGCCTTTCCAATAATTCACTATCTTCTTCTTCCATCGTGATAAAGTTTACATTGTTTGTATAAAACAATGGCCGGGAGGAAAACGTTTCAAGCGAACTTATGTTTTACGACATTTACAGCCATTTTATTTGAATCTTGTTCTGCCAACTCCAGCTGTTTTTTGAGAGATTCTACCTCTTCCTTTAAATTTTCGATTGTTTCGTTAGCCTCAATGAGTTCGTCCAACCTTTCGTTCATCTGCCTTAAATAAAAGGCTTCCTTTTTCAAAAAAGCAGATTCCATGTCCGAGTTATTGGTACTGACCGGCGCCTCTTGGTTCGTGGGCTGCTTGGTCATTTTGCCATTGCCGGTGAGAAGCCATTCGGGAGATATATCGGTATAAAACCCGACAAACTTTCCAACAATTTCGGATGTAGGATTCTTTGCCTTGTTCCAATATCCTTTAGACAAGCCTAAATCCTTCTCAAAACGATAATCACTAATTCCTTTAAAATCAAGATATAACCCCATTCTATCTCTTATACTCAAATTGTCCATTACTAATGTTTGTTAAATGGTTGAATAAATTCCACTATATTGTTTTGTGGTAGAAAATATACCACTATATTTGCACTGTAAAGTTAAACAAACCTGTTGCACAAGTCAACAAAACAGAGCAACGGACAAATATACGATAAATATGACAAAAACACCTATTAAAACGAGAGTTTGCATAAAGGATACACTGCTAAGTATCCCTGTAGGCGAAACAATTGTGATAGAACGCAAGGACATTACAGACCGAAGCGTGGTCTATTCGGCAACTCGCCTAAACAAGAAAGGCTATAAATTCAAAACATCCGTAGCAGGTCGAATAGATAGCATAGCGGTAACCAGATTAAAATGATTAGCCATGAAAATCAAGATGGAGCTTTTCGAACTAAAGAACCTGCTCATCGAAGCGGCAACGCTTGGAGCAGAAGCAGCGGAAAAGAGGCGGGCGCCGGCTTCCGATAGGATCAGCCAACGGGAAGTTTGCAGGTGGCTGAAGTCTTTGGGACATAAACCTTCGCTACTCCAGGAGTTGAAAAGGGAGCACAATGTAAAAGGGGAAAGAAATGGAACGGGAAGAAATTCCCCCATGATGTATTCCAGGCTTGAAATCGAGGCGGCTTTAGCTGCATACAAATCTTTTGATTCTGTAAACAATCTATAGGGTATAAGCCGAAAGCGTTCGGCTGGCGAGGGAAAGCGTTCCCGACCAGGTTCGAATCCTGGATACCCGCAAATAAAGCGTTCTTTGACATGGTTACATGAAGTCCTATGATGATATCATAAGTTACACGTAAGAGGTATCGGGATATCACAAGGCGGTACAAGGTGAAATGAAAAGAGGGAAGATATTCCCCGCTCGCGATGAAGTTTAATCGTTCTTTTCATCAAGTCTTATACGACAATGCGAAAGTATTATAAAGCTGGAACATCCTTTAGGTGTTATGATTCGGACATTGGTTAACCTATCCAGCTACAAGATATAGCCCGGCTTCGGAGGCGCGATGCTGTCGATCGGATCGGCTGCCGGGTGCAAATAAAATAAATGATATGGAAGTTTTGGTGTATTTAAAATAAACGCGGCTCGTGGGACATATTGGATTGAATACGGCGCATATACAGAACTTGGCGTTGTGAGGTTTGAAATAATAAGCAAGAAGAAAAGATAATTAAAATATCATAGCACATGAATTACAACATTGAACTAAAACATCAAGAAAAAGACAATCAATTGACAATATCCATACATGTTGAAGATTTGCCAATCAATTGTCTGAAAAATTTGGAGTACATAAAAGAAGATGCCGAGAAAGCGGTTACTTCTTACTTGGGCCTTTTACGCGGAGAGAAAGTTAGTTATGAAAAGTCTCCAGATAATCAGTGAAGCATTTCAAAAGGAACAAGAAATTTTTAAAGACATCGTTTTCTTGCGGAAACGTTTTAATTATACACCCTTTGCATTTATTTGGCAGATCTACCAACTCTCTATTTAAAGGCAGATTTGGATCAAATGAATAAACCAAGTGGGTAAATTTTATAGCTTGTTCATATAACGGTTGTCCATCAAGAAACATCTTGCTTATTGATGGTTCAAAGGTGTTATACTCGTCAAGTAAATCTTCGACTTTAGAACGAATGTCTTTAGCCATGCTCAGGTACTTTTCTGATTTCATACTTCTTAATTTTTAAAGTTTGCACCACAAAGTTAAGAAAACCCTCTGAAAAGGCGCGATGCTGCTGGTCAAATCAGCCAGAGGGTACAAGGCCAGCTAAGAAGGTAGGGACAATTAAAAATGATTTATTAATTAACCAATTCCGCCGTAAAGGACGGCGTTCGGTGAGAGACCGGAT